TCCGGCGCCGATGGTTACTCGAGGGCCGAGGGTGGCGAGGTTGGAGATGACTGCTCCGGCTCCGATCTGACAGCCGGCGCCGATGGTGACGTCTCCACAGATTGTGGCTCCTGGTCCGATGGTGACGAAGTCGCCGATTTGCGCGCGTGTGATGAAGACGTTTCCGTTGATGTGGCTGTGTCGCCCTACACGGGTTTTCGGGCCGATGGTGGTGTGTGCGCCTATTACAACACCTGGGAAGGCTTGTAGGGTCAACTGGAGGGCCGCTGTGGGGTGGATGGCTATGGCGGCTTTGGCTGGAATGTCCATTTGTTCTCGGATTCGGCTGTCGTTGTGGCCGATCAAATATTCGTCGAAGAATTCGGCGTCGATACAGGGTCCGAGGATGTTGGGGCCGTCGACATGGTCGTCCAAGTAGCCGACAAAGTTTTGGCCGGACGATCTGACGATGGCGGCGATGTCTTGCCCATGACCGCCAGCACAGAGGACCACGATTTTGTTCACAGTTTGTATGCCTTCGAACGCCTGACCCCAATGTGGAAGGTTTTGGGGTCGTCGCCTAGTTCGCCGAGATAACCGAAACGCCAGTCATCTGCCAACAGTTCAGCGGTCAGTTCGGCCTCGAGGTCGGCTTTGTATTTCGTGATCTCGACAGGGTAGAGGCAAGGGTTGAAGGTGAAGAGATGTGTTTGCTGGACGAATCCGTATTTTTGTTTGAAGCGCTCGGGTTTGATTGAGTAGATACCGCCGGCCTGCCGTTCCTCCGGCGACCAGGGCTGGCGAAGCAAAGCAACCTGGGCGAGTTCCGGTTCGTACTCGAGAATCTCTATCATTAGTTCAATGTCGACTTCGTCGGGGAACACAAAGTCGTCTTCGAGATGGAACACAAAGTTGATGTCGTCGTTGAGATGGTCCCAGCCGGTTTGGATGGCGCCGGCCAAACCTTTCCTGGGCAGGTTGCGGATAATGTCGAAGCCGTCAGGGGCGAAGCCGACTGATTCGCCTGAGTCGTCGACGAGGAGTCGCTGGGAGAACGGATAGTCCAGACATTGAGCGGCGGACTCTAGGGTTTGTTGCAGATAATCCCAACGGCCGTCAGTGATGACCATCAACGCCACGTTCATTGGACTGTGACCCCAAGTTTTGCCCAGCGGCGCATGAAGGCGCCTTTGTCTCGGGCTAGTTGCTGCTGCATTTCCGGGTCTTCCCAGTTGCCAGTCTTGGAGCCGCCTTCGATGTGTTCCACAGTTGTTTCGGTTGCCATGGCATACCAGGCGCCGGCCATGTCGATAGAGAGGACGAGGTCGTTGTCTCCGAACCACCATTTGCAGTCTTCGGGGAAACGCCAGCCTTCTTGGAACCATTCAGACTTCACCATGAAGGCGAAGCCGGCGAGGCCGCCTGTGCCGTCGTAGCGGTCGGCACAGATTCCGTGGAGCTGCACAATCGGCTCTGCTGTTTCTCGGCCGTCATAGTTGGGGCAGATGGCGACCATGTGAGGGTCGGAACGTAACCCTGCCGCCAAGGTTGAAATGAACTTGTCGCCGATGATGATGTCGTTGTTGAGGAAAGCGATGTTGGCTTTGTGGTGTCGGTTCATTGCCCAAGCCGCTCCGGCGTTCCACATTTCGTGGATTCCCATTCCTTCACAGTCCATGACCTTGGCGAAGGTTTGAGACCCCAGCCATTTCACTGTCTCAGGGTTGGAGCCGTTGTCGAGGACGAGGATGCCGTCGTGTTCGCCCTGGTCGTGGAGTTGACGTAGAAGGGCCTTTGTCATTTTGAGATTGTCTTTGACCGGGATGACCACAAAGTTTTTGGTTGGCACAAGTTCGGGTGGTACTTGCGGCCAGAAGTCCCGAGTGGTCAAGGTCCGTTTTTTGATGTGGCCGACTTCGATGGTGGTGTCGACGGTGCAGGGGAATCCGACTGCCTGCGCGCGCAAACTGAACACATAGTCTTCGCCCATGATGTCGTGGACTTCTTCACCGGTTTCAGGGTCGGTGTAGTCCCACTGGACATATTTGAACCAGGGCTGGGCGTCTTTGCGGTTGGCGTCCCAAATCTTTTGGAGGACAGTTCTGTGGAGGAGGACACATCCGGAGCCGACAGCGCCAACCTGCCAGTGCTGCTGGGGTGGGATTGTCGAATATTCGCGTGGGGTGGGCGGATCTAATGTTTCAAAGCCGATGCAGGCTGGGACGATTCGGTGATGTGGATTCCACTTTTCGGCCATGATGAGCGCCGACAGGATGGGGCGTTCGATTGGGTCGGCGGATTCCAGCATGACGTCGACGAGGTCGAAGCGGAAACGCTGGTCGGTGTCGATAAACAGCAGCCACTCAGCGTCACCCTCGAGGAAGGTTTGGACGACAGAGTTTCTCTGTTGGGGGAGATTGGTTCCTGCCTGGGCGATCATCCAGCCGGCATGGTCTAAATAGCCGTCGACTTGCTGATCCCAAGATTTCAAAGCGAGGAGGGAGAATACGAAGTCGGGTTCGAAGCTGCCATAGATGATTCCGATGGCGACTTTTGTTTGCTTTGCCACTGTGGCTCCTTGTCGGGGGTGTCGGGGTATGTCGGGGTTATATCGGGGAGGCGTGGACCGGACCCCTCAGCCCCGACGCTGAGAGGTCCGGTTCACTTCTTGTCAGACGATCAGACCTTAAGCACCTTGAAGGCGTTGGAGGTGATCACGTCTGCACCGGTACGCCAGAAGGCGAAGAATCCGGCTTGACCTGTTGGGCGCTGGTTGGCACCCATGACCATCGGTTCGTACATGATCTCGACGCCAATGCGGTCGACGATCTTGTAGCCGGTTCCGAAGTCGCCCAGAACAAGGACGAAGTCGTTGGAGCCGGAAACAATGGTCGTGTCCATTGCCTCGTTCTGGTAGGTGTTGTATCCGATGAGCTGAGCCGGAAGGCCGCCACCGAAATCAGACCAGAAGTTGGTGCGGGAGTCGGTCACGCTACGAAGCTCGTTGTAGGTCGCCTTCGCTGCAAGGAATGAAGCGTTGCGACGGAAACGTGCGCCGAGTGCGTTGTCCAGGGCGTAGGCGTCAGCGGCCACAAGGTTCGCTGCACCGGCAGCGCCTGAGGTTCCGTTGACGACTGGGCCGGTGCCGGAAAGGCGGGTGATGAGGCCGTAAGGCTGACCCGAACCGGTGCCACTGATGTAGCTGGTCTCTTCCAAACGATCCTTCGCGTCGGCGATGAGTTCGGCGACCTGGTTGAAGCCAGAGTCGGCAAGGAACTCGTATGAGCCGAACAGGAACGCTGCTGCCTTGTGAACCGAAATGGTTGGGCCTTGGAAGGTCGGCGTAGCGTCTGCCGCTTCGCTGCCTTCTGAAAGCCACTCAGCGGTCACACCGGCCGAGGTGACGCCATCCCACTGGTCAGTCGTGATCGACGTGACGTCTGCGAGCTGACGGACTGCATTGGCCGAACCGGCGTTCGTGAGAACGATGGTTGGGTCGAGGAACTGCGGGACGAGAACGCCACCGTTTGCCGCTGTGAGCGACATTGCGGCGCGTGCCTCTGCCTTGCCGAGAATGCGGGGCATTCCAGCCTGGGGGTTTTCGATGTACTCCTCGAACGCGCGGAGGTACTCGGGCGAAGAGGTGCGGACGATGTGGCGGGCCACTACGTCAGCGTCAATCTTCGAACGGCGCTCCAGGAGCTGAGTTGCGTTCTCGCGTGCTTCGTCAGAAACGAAGGACGGGAGGTGCTTTTCGATCACGTCAAGCGCACGTCCACGGAGTTCCGAGCCACCATCGGTGGAAAGGGTGCCATGGTCAAACGCGTCGCGTGAGGTGTGGGTGTTGATGTTGATTGACGTCACAGCGCCATCTCCTGTTTCGGTTGCGACTGGGGCGAATTCAGCGATACGAGCCTTACGCTCTTCGAGGGCGACCAATTCGGCCTCGGAGGTGCGTACAAACTCGGCGCCGGCTTCCCATTCAGCCTGCTCGTCTGGGTCAAATGAACGCTCTTCAGCGTTTGAGTGCATTTCGCGCAAAACAGCCTTGACATAGTCAACGCCATCGCGGAGGTTCTTTTCGTCCATTAGAGGACTCCTTCGATAGTTCGCAACTGTGCGCTGCGTTGATGGGGGGAAAGACCGGAGTGCTGTTGCGAGTCCTGGTCAGAATCGGCGGGCCGCTCCGAAGTGCCATCGCTGGCGGGTTCGGGTTGGGTGCCGAGAACAAGTGCCCTTGCGATGGCCTGGCGGTCATCTTGGGGCAGTGAGAACAATGGTGACAGATCAGCGGACCTTACGCCAACACTGGTTTCAGCGTAGGCGGGAAAGACTACCGGTCCGAGTTCGAGCAGTTTAACTTCCTCGAGGGTGCGGACTGGCGTATCGCCTGACTCGTCGACACTGTCTCGAACTACCTGAAAGCGAAACGACATTCCGTCGATGGATCCGGAGGCGATGGCATCGCGAACTGGTTGGATGAGCCAGTTGTCGGCGAGTCGGGCTTCGACGTACAAACCGTGTTCGTCTTCGCGAAGTTTCGTGATTTGTCCGAGTGGCATGGAGCCGAGGAGAGGATGGCGGCCGTGTTCAAATTGCAGAACCGGCATTTTGGCGTTGATGGAGCGTTTGAACGCTCCTGGGCGGATTCGTTCTTCGAATCGGCCTTCATAGTTGTCGATCATGGTGGAACGGTTGAAGACAGCTGCATAGCCGGTGAGAGTGAGGCCGTCGCCTGTGTCTTCTGCTGTTCGAAACTCGAAGGGGACGTTTCGGTACAGATCGGAGCGTGTTTCTGTGGAACGTGCTGATTCCATTTCCATCATGGGTTCTTCCTCGACGATAAGTTCGGCCGGGTCTTCGATTGTGAGCAGAGATTCGGGGATGACCCAGAATTTACAGATTCCGGCGGGGTCGATGTCGCCTTTAACTATCTCACACGCGCGCGGTCCTTCATAGAATGCACAGTTTGAGCAGACCATGCCTTCAGCGGCGAACGGGTTGTCTTCAGGGCCGACATAGTGGGCGCCTTGTGCGCCGATTCCTTGGTCGAACTGTCCGAAGATGTCGACAGTTTCCTCGAGTAGCTCGTAAAGATAATTTTGGAGTGGTGTGACGGGGTAGATGCCGTCGATGCCTCTGATTTCAGCCATGACGGCCCTTTCGTCGTTGTTGAAGTCTTCCATGATGGCTTTGGCTCTGCTGTATCCGGCGTCTCCACCCCAAAGCGCCCATGCGATTCGGCCGTTGCTGGGGAATCCGTCTTCTCCTGGGCTGAATCCTTCCGCTTTTTTGTCGACTTCGTGGCGGTCGAAATACGCTTTGACTCTTCGCCAGGTGTTGATGGGGAGTTCTTTGCGGTTGACGATGTCTCGGGCGCGTGCGATGCCGATGGCGGTTCCGCCTCGGCCAAATTCGCTTCGCCAGTCGAGGCCACGTTGCGCTTCTTCGACCATTCCGTCTGTCGGAGGGTACGAGTCGGCAGCTCTTGGCTCTTCAGTTCGTTTCGGACGTCGAGGTTTCTTGCCGTACAAACTGTTTTCGCCATATTCGGCAATATTCAAAGCCGTCAGTTGATCCTCTGCCTCGGCTTTTGAACTGTGGCAGCCCATAATTTCGTCGTCTTCAGTTTTGACGACAGCCCAGCCGGAGCAGCCTTCGACACCTTGGAGGACGTCATACGGCATCGGGCTGTCCTTCTGTTGGGGCTTGGAGCTGCACAGAGAAGACGCCGGTGTGTTGGAGGACTGTGGTATCTCCCGTGGCGATGAACTTCGTTACCGTCGACGGTTCGAAACCGGCTTCGACGAGTTGCCGCATCGAAGAGGCTTGTGTGGCTCGGATGTCGGCTTCGTCTTTGCGGTCTTCCTGAAGGAACATGATTTGGGAGGCATCGAAAGATAGTTCGGCCGGTGTTCCGACCGGTAAAGCCAAGATCCGTTCCATGGATGCACAAAGGTTTTGGGCTGTTGGCATGAACCAGGCGTCGGACCACATCCGGCGGGTCTGGGAGTAGTTGCCGGCGTTGAGTGCCGAACCTGCCAAGCCTTCGGAGATGCCGAGGAGGGTGGCTGGGACTCGCGCGCGTAAGGCGATTCGGGTTTCGTCGACGCCCTGAGTGTTCTTGAGGTCGAGTTGTTGCAGGTTTGATCCGGCAACTTTCACATCAGATCCGCCACCGAGCACAAGGGTTTTGTAGGCGTTGGCGGAGCCTTCGTGGCGTTGGTTGATGACAGCTGCAATGTCGGTGGCTTGCTGCTGGGTGGTGTGCGGGTCGAGGGTGACGATGAGTTGAGGCGTGGCGGCGTTGGCGAAGAACTTGGATTTGAATTCGGTGGCTTGCCGGTCGGTGGTGATTTCGGAGAGAACCGAACCTATCCAGGACTGTCCACGCCACCAGTACAAAGGATCCGGTTCGGGTTTCCAGTGTGCGACTTGTGATGGGGCGAGGAATACCGGTGGGGTTTGTGATGAGATGCCGCCGGGCTGGTAGGAGTAGCCGGCCAGTTCAGCGTCGAGCTGTGCTGTCGGGTCAACATCGTTTTGGTAGGAGCCGTAAACGACAGTGACCCAGTCGGGGCGGAGGAGGCGGAGTTGGCCGCCATTGCGGTAGAAGAAAGCGTTGCCGGCGAGACTGTTGTGCTGCTCGGCGGCGTAGAGAAGTTCCGCTCGGGTCAGGTCCCCTGGGCGCTCGAGGACGGAAAGTTCGGTGTTGCCGAACAGCCGACCGGTTTCTCCTTGGAGCAGTGAGCGCCATTGGAAACGGATTTGTGACATCAGCAGCGCGCGCGCTGTGACAGCAGCTGCTACAACTCCGGATTGGTTGTAGACGCCCTGAACATATCCGGAGAAGTTGGCAGAGACGGCGCTGCCTGGCGCTCGAAGTGGGGAAGAGATGCCCTGGTAGGTGTTCCCGTTGAAGGAGAACATGGCGAGGACGTCTTCGAAGGTGAGGCCGTTGGCGTAGGAGCGTTCGAGCTGCTCTTGGTTGCCGCTGCGTAGTCTGTCCAGAAGTCTCATTCAACGTCCTTGAGTAAGCCGGCCACGATGAGGGCGACGCCTGGCACACATAACGCGAGCCAAGAAATAGGGGAGAGGGCTAGACCTACAGTGAGCAGGAGTAGTCCAGCAATGATAAACGCAAAAGCGGTTTTCATGCGAGGATCGCAAACGGGGCGATTGGCTGTTCGGGAGTCATTCGGGCTACCTCATCGTAGGAGAGAATGGCGGCGACCAATCCGTCGATCTTTGAGTCAATCGTAGGTTTCACGATTGCCGGGAGATCGGATCGGCCTTTCGATTTTGTCAACAAAGCATTCAACGCATACTCGCGCAATTCGGGCGAACCATCATGGGTGAAAGATCCCTCGTCAATGGCCTCGAGGAAGCGGTCGATTGCCGGTCCCATCCTCGTCGGACGGTTCGTCAACACTTCGACGACAATGGGTTCTCCGAATGCTTCGCCGAACTCTTTGTCCCAAGACTCGATTTCTTCACGCCAGCCGGGAGGGTCA